ACTGATTTTAAAGAAAGCTACATACCAACATTGTTAAAATCGAAACAAGTCAGAGTAAAAAATAAAAAATTATCTGAGGGTGGTGGCAGCACTACAGAGAGAATTGATAAAACTTTAGGCAAGAAAGCTATTAAAGATGTTGTCCAGGAGTTTAAGATGTTTGTTAAATGGTGCAGAGAAAGACAATGGAAGATCGCATTACAAATTTTAAATTTTGAATTTAGCAAAAACTTCTTCCAGGGTTATGAGACTAGAGAGATGTGGGTTCCTAATAAAGAAAATGTAATAAAAATTTTAGATGCTGAGCAAGATCCACAAAATAAAGCTATGTTTTATGCTGCAGCTGAGACGGGTTCAAGACCTAATGAGATCCTAGGTTTATGTTATGATGATATAGATCTACTATCAGAGATCCCTACTATTTCATTTAAACACTCAGTAGATAAATGGAATAATTTTAGACCACACCAGCTTAAAACACTAAGCTCTAAAAGAGTTGTTAAGATCTCTAATAAGCTAGCGGAGCTGCTATCTTTATGGATGCAGCAGCAAACATTTCCTAAAAAAGAAAAAGGTTTTAAATTAGTGTTTGGTAGAATTACAAAAAAGATGTCTGCAAAAAGAATTAAATCTGCAGCAAGAAAGCTAGGATTGTACTGGGAAAGAGGCTTATCGCCATTTAGAAAATTTAGTTATTCTTTGGAGAGAGAGCAAGGTTTAGTACCAGAGCTTGTGTCTAAGCAAAGAAGAGGCTGGACAATGCTTAGTAAAACACCAGATAGATACTACCATAAGGATCTAAATAATGACCCAAAACAAGAGCAAGATGCCATCAACAAATTGCTCAATTAAGGTTATGTCCCTTGATGAGTTTAAGTTAAATTTAGAATTTCATCATATCAGTACATTTGAGAGAGATGCCTGGGTTAAAAAAGAATATAAAAAATACCTGGAAAACCTAAAAAATTCTACTAACTGATTTACTAACTTTTCCTTAAATAAGCTAGCAATACCAACGCAAGGTGCTAGGATTCGAAACTATAGACCAAATCCCAAAAAAACCGCATTATATATAACTATAACCAGGAATTGCAAAAGAATATTAGTAGAAAATCCGCATAAAAAAGTGTTGATTTATAAGGGATAAGCAAGGCTTGCTTATCGCTCACTAACCGATTACTAATCGTTTTTTAAGATCTGGGAGTAGCGAAATCTGGTATCGCACTAGCTTTGGGAGCTAGGGATTGTTGGTTCAAATCCAACCTCCCAGACCAAGGGAGCTAAATATCTTGGCTGTGATTGTTATTGGCTTGCTGCTGTTTTGCATCCTCAGCTTTCATACATTCATAATGAGCTTTGCTCTTATCATAAAAGGCTACAAAGCTCTCAGTATTAACCATATCCTTTTTACAATATTTGCACGGACCAATATCCATAACTATTTGTTTGGGTCTTACCCAAGTTTTTTTCTTAGGCATCCGCACCTCTTACAAATATTGCCAGATCCAGTATTTATATTGCATAAACAATAGGCATCTTGCCATCCAAATAACCATTTTAAGAATTTTATCATTAGTCTAATATTAATTTTTTTATAGATATTGAGCCGTCTATATTTTTCTCCAGCTCAGCCATAGATTTTATACATCTGTATTCAATATTATCAGATACTTGTCTATTAGCTTTTCTTTTACCAGCTAAGCAGCTGCTAAGATCTGGCTGAATACGAGCCTCCTTGATCTCATTATTGACTAGCATAAGAAGAGCTATCACAACCTCTGTCATTGATGGCTCCCGTTAGCTCTTACTTTATCCTTGAGCTGCTCAAGACTTTCTTTAATTTTCTCAATATCTTTCATAGCGTAATTTATATTAACATTATTGTTTCTCATTGTTTCCATTTCTTTTTGGATATTTTCTACTTGTCCAGCTATGTGTTCAAGCAGCATAAATTGTTCTTGATCTGTTGGGAGCTGCTCAGATTTTTTAAGAAGATCTGCCTGGTGTAATTCTCTTGAAGTTTCTAAGCTAGTTAGCCTGGCTGTAATTTCTGTATAAGCAAAAATTCCCATAGCCACGGCAGCACACAAAGCTAAAAGGTTTCTAACTGGTAGACTTATAACAGAGTTTTCGCTTACTTTCATCGACCACCTCTGTTTCTTTTTTTCCAAGTTCTTTTCTTATGTTTATTCATACTAGAAAATTTAGGTTTTTTTCTCCTCGATATGCTAGTTCTTTTTGGGATCCTTTCGTGTGGCTGTTTATTAATATCAAACTTGACACGAGCCATTTACTTTTTCTTTCGATCAAGTACAGACTTTGTAATTCTTGTTCCAAAGCTAGCAGAAAAAACTATGATAACTAAATACCATACGCTATCTGGTAGCTCATTGATTATAGATACCCACTCTCTAAAGTTCTCTCTAGTAGATGGGAACCAACCCGTTGTAAGCATACCAATTAGCCAGAGCATTAAGATCTCATCTTTGTATGATTGATCCTGGCTTTTAATTCTAGTTATATCTACATCTTTAGCTGCCTCTATTTCAGCAGCTCTAATTACTTTTGTCTTTTCAGCTTTGTGTTTAAAATATTCTGAGCCTTTATTAATAACCATTTTAGTTAATGGATTATTAAAAATTTTTAATAAATGGATCATAAAATACTGCCAGCCATTTCTGATGCAACCTCTTCACATCTACCTGGAGTTTGTTTGTGCCATTGACTATCTAAGATCTGTGCCGATGCCTCTTGAAAGTCTTGCTCTCTTAATGCTTGCCACATCTTTTTAAATTTAGAAGTTCTTGGTCCACCAAGCTGATAGCACATTTGTATTATGCAGCACTTTTGTATATGGTTTAATTCTATATCGCCTATAAGTTTCTCAGCAGCCGATACAGCAATATTAAAATCTTTATCGAAATATTCCTCAGCAACCTCAATAGGATAATGCTTGCCGTCAATAAGATCATCATCGGGTAATACAAGATGACCATAACCAAAAGTACGCTTGGATAAGCTGTCCAGGTATATATGATCCCTATATCCCTCGTGCTTTTTAATTTTATCTTTAAGCTCTGTATAATCTGCCATTTTATCTCCTTAGATTTTTTCTGGATCAAAATTAAGTATTTTAACACCTAGGTTCTTTTGCTCCCTAGTTCTAGCTCTGTGTATCTTAGATCCGTTTGATCTAAAGTTTCTTGTCTTAACATCATAAGCCGTGTACCTCCCCGTCTTTAAGTTAAGCACCAACAGATCTATGGGTCCCCTCGAACCTATAGGCGTAAAGACAACCAGGTTCGGATCCTTTGCAAACCTGGCAGCAGCTAGTAATTCTGTTTCTAATCCTTTGGCAGCCGTTTTTCTATTTTTGGAAGAAGTAAAAGATTGAGCCAATCAAACCTCCAATAAAAATTATTATTGCAGCAGCTCCTTTACCCCTATCCATAGAAGATTTTAAACTTTTAATATCTTTTTTCATTTCATCTATTGCTTTAAATAAAGTTTTCATTCTCTCAGCACAGACTTTTTCGTGATAAGAAATTCTTATGCCGTTAGCATCTTCAATAGATGATTTAATTGATTTTCTTTTTTTAGATCTCATTTATTGGCTTACAAGAAAACCTAATGAATATTTGATGAGCATTTGTTTCTTGTCTCCCTATTTCTATTTGTTTATCAATAGCCTCTTTATAACCAGCCTGGAGGCAATCATAATAATTGTCGTATGTTGTTTGCATAACAAATGGCTCAAGGCAGCCGTGGAATGTGCTGCACATAAGCATAACTAATGCTATCTTCATAGCAGCTCCTTTGATGTAATTTATTTTTTTATGGTACTATTGTTGCAGCCTCTTCATTTGTAAGAGGTTCGCCAGCTACAAGTTTAGATCTTGCACTAGCTTTTAAATCTTTTCTAGCTTGTATTTCTGCCTCTTCTTTTGCGTCTTGCTCTGCCACTTCTAATTTATGAGTTTCAGCTTGAGCAATTTCCTCAGCAGTAAATTCAACCTCTATACCATTTGGATTTTCTGGATTAAATATTTTTCTTTTCATAATTTTATTCCCCTACTAATGTTTAAGTCCATAAAGAGTTGCTCTATGAAATTTAATTGTATTTGATGTGGAGTTTCCACCTATTGTCACTCCCGATAATGCGTTGGTGCTATTGTATTCAGCACCACCTACAATTTGATAAGCATAAGAACCAGTCATAGAATATGAATGAATACGAATATATTTTTTTAAAGTTGTTGATAAAGGGTTTTGTATTATTATAGTTGATGTACCGCCATTCATATCGCTTTTGTTCCAGCCTATTCTAATATTGTTGTCAGAGTTGCTGTTTGTATAACTATCAGACGCAGAATTATTACTTAAAGTCATATCTGCATAGTTCAATAACCATCTCATATTATTA